CAACCAATTCCATCCATTCTTTCATTGTAATCATTGTACTAATCCTTCTTTACGTTGATAAAAAGTAACTTCAATCCAGCCAATCAAGGCCACTAGCCAGCCTGCGTTTGCAGGAGTTTCCCAAGTGGCAAATACTTGAAATACACACATTGCTAAAATTACTATTGATAAAATATGTTTAAGTTTAGTCATTCTGTAAACCTTTCTTTCATACGTTGTTGACGTTCTTCTTCGTGCTCATCGCACAGGGTCTTAATCCAACCACCATCACGCTGTTTCCCAGGCTTGCCGCAAGTTTCACAGCTATTGCCTGCCCAACACTCTGCCATACTAACAAGTCCTGAAATGTATTCATCCCCACCTTCATAGTAGAAACGTAATCCGCCGAACTTCTCTTTGATCTGTGCCACTGTTACTTGTGGTACGACTTCTGAAGTTTTATTTTTCCAATCTAGATGATGCTGAATATTGGCACACAGATTAGTTAGGATTGGCCACCAACCTTCGCCACAGGCAAATCCGCCGTATGGATTGGCAAACATTTTTGGAAAACGTTCTTCCATCTGTTTAGCAAACTTGTCGTAATTTTCAAATTCATCACTCATTGTGCCGCCTTTACATAGTTAAGTCTAGTTACATCGTTACCGTGCTTCCAGTGTTTAGAGTGATCCTTGACCTTTGCTTTAACTATAACACAAGCACCTAGATTAAGGTTTGTCTTGTTAAGCCAAGACGCCATCCTATTGTTGATTATAGCAGAAATATTGTATCCTTCAAAGTTTTTTGACTTAACTGACTCGAGTATTTCGCAATCTAAATCTTTCAAATTACTGCCAATCTCTCCAATATAGCCTTCTTCAACTTGACGGGCTACTTTTTTAATTTTGTTCTGTGCCTTGTCTCTGACATAAACACTGGGCAGACAAGCTACATAACCAAATTGGTTTGATTTAACCGTTTCTCCGCTCAAAATAGAATTGATATTAGTTTGAAACTCATTCTCGCCTTCAATGGCAGAAAACAACAGACGTTTAAAATAATTTTTAATTGCCTCTGCCTGCTCAACATCTTCAGGTAAAACACGAAGCGGCATAGGTGCTTCTTTTGGATCAGCAGTCCAATTGTTAGGAATCATGGTACACAACATCATCATTTTATTAGTCTGTTTGGTGTACATGTACATACCGCCTTCTGCGTATACCGCCTCAGGTTCTTTGATGTATGCACCATTTATACGTTGTGCCGCACAGGCCAATTCCAAAACTTGTTGGACAGGAAAGGTTACGTCTTTAGTCACGTTACGCCCCAATGCTAGTTAATATACTTTGTATTTTACAGGAAAAGTACGTCCGTGTCAATCTTTTGTAAGCGTACATATATCTTTTTGGATAACTTTTTTAGCACAGGATTGGGAAGATTACCAAATGCACCAAAATAAGATGCCAAACATGGGCTAACATATCTGCCGTTGAATTTGAGTTTGGATAAACTACCAATCCTACTCAAATATCTCAGTGCCCTAAACTTACCTAAATTTCGACAAAGTTCAATTGCAATTGAAACAGCATAGGCATCTACTTCATCTGGATCCGCAAGATATTGATTGTATGGGGATCGTATGTGTTCTGTGTAGGTTTGATATTTTCTTTTAACACTTTGACGCTGATGTTTAAATTCGTGTACAACTGCATCAAATATTTGAATTAGAAATTCTGTGGATTGTTTTTGATCCCACACTTCATCTTTATCAAAATTATGATGTACAACAACTTCTATAGGAACATCGCCGTTACAGTCATCTTCTGCATCGTAATATGCATTGACATAAAATTCTTCTGTGTCTAAAAACTTATCACGTTGGCTTTTAATTCTAATTCCAAAGCCTTGTATTCGAATTTGTTTGCGTAGTAAAGTTAACAAATTTTGGAAACTGATGCCAGGTTTACTTTTGAGTTTAACTTGTGTGCAAACCGAGCAGACTGTTTCCATTATGGTGTTCATAATTATAACCTAAATACAATTCTACCTTTAGTGAGATCATACGGGCTGACTTCTATCTTGACATTGTCACCTAATATGATTCTAATTTTATGTTGTTTGAGTCTTCCGCCCATATAGCAAAGCAACGGATTAGGAATATTTTCTACCTTAACCCTAAACATACTTCCTGGCAATACTTCTTCGACCGCACCTGTCAATTCAATGATATCGTCTTTTGCCATTATACTTTGCTTATGACGATCGCACCGTCTTCTAGTTCGATGTTTAATGTATCGCCTTCGTTCCAGCCATTGCGTTCAAGAATTTCTGGAGGAATCTTCATAATAACATTATCCGGATCTCCGGGAATGTCTTCGAATATATCTTCCACTTTAAATGTTAGTTTTTCCATTATGTATTTACTCTGTTATTCATCATCTTTCCAAGGAACTGGTCTCCAACCCAAACGGTTCAAGTCTAATTCAATTTCTTCAGTTACTACGCCCTCTGGAACGTATCCTGTACCATTAGCACTGGTTAGGCCATTGCCCAATTCTGCATTACCAATACCGCTACAGTACCAATCAATATAATCACCTTTTTCCTGCATGTCGGCAACAATACCGCCAGCATGTCGCCAAGAGCAATGCCACACTTCGCCTTTTAGTTCTTGCCAAAACTCTCTGCTTTGCCAAGTCATGTTACACATTGCCGCATACAAGTTTTGAGCATAGTTGTCACTGGCCTTTACTTTGTCACAGAGTTCCTTGCTACTACGCAAATCGTACTCCATGTTGTTCTTTTGCCAAGCTGGATCTAGCATTTCCTCTACTTCTTTCTCTCGCCAACTTTCGTACATGGCAACAATTTTAGGATCGGGCTCTTTGCCTTTTTCCTCACAGTTTTTGACATATCCTTCTTTTTGAAAAGTATGGCGTTCAGGACTACTTGCTACTTTTTTCATAGACTCTCTTCAAAATGGTGTAGACGGTAGGATTCGAACCTACAAAGGCAGCTAATAGCCTAGCCCTATACCCTCCGTTCAGCTAGGGGTCAGCTTACTTGGAGGAGGTATACCATGTTCCACTCACGTCTACAGTTGTATTATATACTTATTTGTAAATACTGTCAATGAGCTTTTCTACCATTCCATTTGAAAAAATTGTGCGTTTTGGACAGCGTACAATGTTAGTCAATCCACTGTTTTCTACTAGTTGGATACTGGGGCGATTTTGTAACTATAACTGTAGTTACTGTTGGCCGTATGCTAGGTCTGACATGCCGGATCACCAGCCGCTTGAAGTGTATAAAGCCACTGTAGATGAGATTAAGCGTCAAGCACGAGCCAATGGGTTTAACCAGTTCCATTGGTCGTTCAGCGGCGGCGAACCTACAGCATATAAACACCTTTTAGAATTAACAAGCCATTTAGATGATGGGATCCAAACTCCTTATCAAAGTGTACATATGACTACCAATTTAAGTCCTGGTATACAGTGGTGGAGGCGTTGGGCAGCTAACACATCAATGCTACAACGTAGAAGCATAACAGCCAGTTTTCACGATGAGTTTGCTAAAGAGCAAGAGTTTGGAGATAAAATTTTACAACTACTATATGACGGTATACATGTGACTATTAATCAAGTCATGGTTCCGGAAAAGTTTTACGAGTTATATGCTAGGCTAGAACGGTTTGCCCAACGTGGTATTAACATAACACTCAAGCCTCAAAGCGATCCAACCGCCAGTCGATTAGTAGATGGTTATACTGATAAAATGATTGATATAATGCAAACTGGATTCCCACAACAAGCCAACGGCGAAGAAACTTATCAAATATCATTATATGATCAAGATGGCACTGAATATTTGTTTGACCAAGCTGAACGGTTTAACGCATTTGGATTTAACAAATTTAAAGATTGGGATTGTAATTCGGGATATCAAAGTGTTATAATCAGAGGCAATGAAGTTAAGAGAAGTTATAGCTGTCATGATATGCCGTTAGGAAATATTATAACAGGATTTAAATTGTTCAACAACCCTAAACGCTGTTATACACCAAGCTGTGTTAGTTCAGCAGACTCAAAAATACCAAAATGCAAATAGATACAGAACACTTACATTATTGGATGCAAGCCATCCGACAAAGTCCAGACCCTATGCGTACTATGGACGCTTTCTGGAGCGGACAACTTAAAAGTAAAGAGTGGTTGATAGAATCGTTAACAAACTTTTGCCCTATTAAAGATAACCCAGTTAGTATTGATGTACACGGCGGGTGGGTAGGTACATTAGCTAGCATGTTGTTTCAAAGTTATATTGTAGTTAAACATATTCGTAGTATTGATATAGATCCTACTTGTGAATCCATTGCGACTATGATGAATAAAAAAGAAGAAATAGAAGGCCGTTTTAGAGCAGTTACAGAAGATATGTGTAATATTCGTAGTGATGCTGATATTATTATTAATACTAGTTGCGAACATATTACACAAGATCAATTTGATTGTTGGAAAACAGGTATGCCCTATAATAGCTTATTAGTATTACAAAGCAACAATTACAATATACCCGAGCATGTTCGTACAGCAACAAGTTTAGAAGAATTTAAAAATCAATGCGGGATTAATATTAAATGGGCTGGCCAACTTGAATTGCCACTGTATACAAGATTTATGGTAATAGGAAAAATTAATGATTAATACTACTGCTATCCGTACAGTGAACAAAGATGTGTTTAGTGTTATATGGGATACTGGGAGATTTTGTAATTATGATTGCACTTATTGCGAATCTACAAGACATAACAATCATAGTAAACATAAAAGTTTAGAAGAATTCATAACAACTTTTAAATTTATAGATCAGTGGGCTACTGTGTATAACAATCATAAGATACACAAAACAAATACCAACATTAATTTCACAGGAGGAGAGCCCACGGCCAATCCTAATTTTTGGGATCTAGTAGATCATATCAAACAGCACAATAATTTATATCAGTTGAGTTTGACTACTAACGGCGCGTGGGGAGAACAGTATCGTCAAAAGATTATAGATAACTTCAGTGGTGTAACTATTAGCTACCATGCAGAGGCAGATCAAAAACAAAAAGATCGTGCGATAGCAAACATAATTGCACTATCTAAAACTAATATTTGGCTTCAAGTTAATGTAATGCTTCATGTTGACTATTGGGATGAGACTGTTAGTGTTTATAATATGTTAAAGGATATGGGCGTAAATTGTAAACCAAGGCCAATTGGAGACGGTAATATTGTTCGAAAAGGATGGTTTATAGATTCAGATGGAACCAATCGTAGAACAAGTCATGAGTACACATTAGAACAACAAACTTGGTTTTTTAAAACTGTTGGAATTAATGACCGGCCATCTGAAGAAAAAGAAGGAAATGAAGTTGGCAGAAGCTGTTGTGGTAGTAGACTGTTAGAGGGCAAAGTTAACGGAAATTGGAAACCTGTTACATTTATTAATACAAATTTTAAAAATTGGTATTGCATGGTTAATTGGTTTTTCTTGTACATTGATCAAGAAACTAATCTAGTATACCATCATCAAACTTGTAAAGCCACACACAACGGTGCACCTGGCCCAATTGGATCGTTAAATAATACTGATATTATGTTTAAGGATCTTGAACAGTATCTTAAAAATCCTACTCCTATCGTATGCCCTAATCAACGATGTGGTTGCGGAATGTGTATACCAAAAGCAGAAAATTTATCAGAATTTAATATATTAAAAAATAATGTTTCAATTTAATCAACTTAAACAAATACATTTGGAAATAACAAATAATTGTCAGGCCAGCTGTCCCATGTGTAGCCGTAATAATCACGGCGGTAAAGATAACCCGCTAATTAAAGTTAATAATTGGACTCTAGAACATTTTAAAAATACAATCAACTCAGAAGTTCTAAATCAAATAACCGGGTTGTATTTTTGTGGCAATTTTGGAGATCCGTTATTAAACAACAATTTATTAGAAATGGTAGAATTTGTCAGTATTACTAGTCCTTCTATAGAATTGAGAATTCACACTAACGGTAGTTTACGCAACGAGAAATGGTGGCAACGGCTTGCTCAAGTAATGCCTAAAAATCATGTAGTTATTTTTGCAATTGATGGTTCAAGTGAAACACATTCTTTATATCGAATAGGCACAGACTACAATCAAATATTACGTAATGCGAAATCATTTATACAAGCTGGTGGAATAGCCGAGTGGGCGTTTATTAGATTTAAACACAATTCTCACGAAGTTGAGTCTGCAAAAAAGATTGCTAGTAGTTTAGGCTTTCAAAGATTTGTTATGAAAGACAGCAGTAGATTCGTAAGTGATCCTGCATTTCCTGTAGTTGATAATCGGGGAAACATTACACATTATTTAGAACCTGCGGATCAAAGTGAAATTGTATTCATTCGTAAGTCGGATATTGACAACTACAAACAAATTGTTGAAACAAGTATTATTAATTGCTATTCTCTTAATAATAAAGAAGTATATATAGATGCATTTGGTCGTTTGTTTCCGTGTTGCTGGTTAGCCAGCACTCCTTATAACTATACAGATCCAGCAAGTTTAATTTTCAATATCCGGCTAGAAATATTAGACCAATATCATTCGTTAATTGCTGATTTGGGAGGTATTGATAATATTGATACATCTAACAAATCTGTTAAAGATATAATTCAATCACACGAATATCAAACAGTCTGGGATAAGTATTGGAATGAAGATAAGTTAATTACATGTGCAAGAACTTGCGGAATTAACAAACTGAGCAAACCAATTGATCAGTTTTCTGCAAGGGCAACACTAAATGTTTCTTGAGTTGCAAGATTTATTTTTGTAAGAGGAATATCGGCTGCACATGTGCAAAAGTTACGATCACATACAACTGGTTCTGTGGGCACAATAAAATTACCATTGTATATATTGCCAAGGCCACTTCCAACACGGCAAGTGGCACGATGAACTTCACCGTCCCAATTTATCATTAGGCTTTCTATTCCTGCATTACAAGTCCAACCTTTATATTGATTTAAGTGGAGTTTGATTACATCGTTAGAGTGTAATTGTTCCATAGGTTTATCTTTGTAGAACAATAATGTATTTGTCTGAACAGTTGCTTCTTGTTTCTTAATCCACAACAAGTCGTCTGGATGATATCGCATATCGTCAAACAAATCGTGATCACCTTCAGTCCAACGTATACGTCTTAACGTAGCTGGAATTTTATCAGTTAAACATCTAGCAAACAATGTATAAGCAGAATTCATATGATCATGATGACACATTATTTGTGCTATGATTTTAATAGTTGTCATGTCTGCAATTTTACCCATAGTATTATAAACACGCATCCAATCATATTCTAGATGTAAACTAAACAATAACTGATCTACCGGGAGATTGGCATAAAACTCATACGGGCGTGTGCCGTTAGTTGTTACACTGATCCAACTTATACCAACATGTTTGCAGTACTTAACTAGCTCTTCAAATTTAGGATGTACGCAAGGCTCGCCGCCTGTAAAACTTATACGTACTGGCTTACCTAATGTCAATAGTTTATCTACTGTTGCTTTAAGAATCTCTATATTAGTGTGAGTACTTGTATTGTCGTGTATCTCACTTGGACAATAACTACAGTCGTAATTACATCGTTTTCCAAGATTCCATTCTATCTTGATACTATTTTGATGTGGCCATCGGCTTGTTACTTTAAACATCTAACCTGTTTAACCTTATTAAATTTAAGCAGAGATTCTTTGTCAATTGAAGTAATTAAGTCAGCCACAGGAATCATTCCAATATTTAAATTTTCAAATTTAAATTTTTTAGTCTTTATCCAACTTCGAATTAATGCAACTCGCCCAAGATGATATAATAACGGAGTACTAGGACCAAACTTTATCATAAAATCTGCACTATAATGTGTTTGCGGTCTAACAGTTGCTATGTCGTCCTTATCTTTAAATACGTCCAAGACTGTTTTTCCTACGTGGCAATAATTAATATAAACAGCACCGCTATCCCATTTAAATGTAAAGTTTTTTATATCAGATTGATTTAATTCAAATCTAGGTCTGTCTTTAAATGTAACAACAATTGTTGGGTGTTTGGTTTGTGTCCTAACAGATGATTCTAATTTATGAATTAATATATTAAATTCGCACACAGCTTCTTTAACATGCTCGGGTGCAGAATTGTACCAAGGTGTTCCGACAACTATTTCCCCTCGTAAATTTTCAAAGAATGTATGTATATAATTAAAATCTTCTTGAGTAGAATTTGATGATATAGTACAATCTATTATATTATCGTATCGATTGATGACACCGATGTAATAATTTAAATCATCTATGTAATTATGTTTTCCCCAATTTGAAAATCTGCAATCTTCTAATATCTCGTAGTTCTGACATAATTCATCAAACCATTTTTTAGCTATGTCAGTATTTCTAACTTTAAAAGATAATGTTGTATCCTCATGTCCATTTGTTAATATAACATCAAACATATTTCCTAAACTCCGGCATAACGTCTAATAAATTTTGACTGCGTGTTGCATCTAATCTACGATTAAATTCTAAACAATCTTTCCAACGGCCACTTTGATCACGTGCCATTAGATAGTTAATATTATCTTGTATTTGTCCCAGGGTGTATGTTAACAATTTAGGATGTTGTTTTATCATTTTAAATTCTGGTACTCGATCTTTAATAGCATGCAATTTTTCTATTGCTAACTGTTGCAATTCTCTTGGTAATACTTGAGCTGAAAGTTGTTTAGGATATTCAACCCGATGCGAGTGAAATATAATTCCTAGATCGTCCAAAAAATATTCAATTATTTTATCTAGTACAAGTATATTACCGACTTGTATAGTAACAGCACCAACTATGCGACTAATATTTGGAATGGTTTGTATTTTTCTAATATTGCTTATTAGCTCTGACCAACTGGCATTACCACGTATATATTCATAACTGTCGCCAATACCATCTATACTTACGTTAACGGCTATGCTTTTAAATTTTGGCCAATAATCCCACACGGTACGATTGCTTTTCCCTAACATAGATAAGTTGGTGGCATACTTAATTTCAATTTGATGTCCGTAAGGTGCTAACATATCTAATATTCGATAATGTTGCGGATCCATTAGAGGTTCGCCGCCTGCAAATTCCACTCGCCTGAAATAGGGTATAAGTTTTGTCAAACTTGCCCACCATTCGGGATTATCTTGGAATTTATCTAAATGAGGTTTATTTTTTAAATCGTGCTTATCCACTAATATAGAAATAATATTATTCTCTGCTTTATAGAAATCTTCAACTTGATCCCAATCGTTCCAACTTGTGCTATCTCCAGGATGACACATTCGACATTTAAGATTGCATAAATTATTCAACTTGAGTTCTATTGTAGGAATTTCAAAAGGCAGCGAATAATCTTCTTTTAAATTGTCTAGCGTATTAGGATATAAAATAACTCGCGCTTCAGGGATTTTGCCGCCGACGTGTCGCATACGTAAACTTTCAACACCTTGATCTTCTAAATTAAAACACGGTTCACATTCAGGCGGACGTTCGTTATTTAGAACTTGCCTGCGAATTCTTTTCATGGTATTGTTATTCCAAATTTCTTCTAGCGAATTATCTTGAATAAACCCAACTGGATGACTGCGACAACATGCCTTTATAGCACCATCTTCCCTAGTTGCTAAACCAGTAAATGGATGCATACAAAATGTTTTACTTTCACGTGTCATGAAATATTTATGTGTACCTTTGTTATGGTTAAATATTTCATGACAACAACATCCAAAATATTTTGGTTACAACCAGCAGAAACAAAGTTAGGTGATTGGCAAAGACAAATAGAAAAT